GAAGTAGAAGAAGCATCAGACGACGAAGTTGAAGAAGCTACTGACGAAGAAGTAGACGAAACTACTGACGAAGAAGTAGAAGAATCAAAAGGTACACAAACAGCTGGCGAAGAAATGCGCGAGTATGTAGAAAAAGTATCAGCTACAATGGGTGACAACGGTGCTAACACTAAGTCAGCAGTAGCAAATCCAAACAATATGGGCGGCACAGCTTCAAATCTAGCACAAGGTGCAGACGAAAAAGGTGGCTCAGCAGCAGGTCCTAAGGAAGACGATGCTGGTAACAGAAATAAGCCAGGTGGGATGAGTGCTAAGAAAGGCATGAAAAACGAACCTGGTCATGGCGCCGAGAAAAAAGGTAAGCCAGAAGCAGCAACTGATAAGAAATCAAGTATCGGTAGCTAAGTTAGGAACAACTAGATGAATAACTTACGAGAGCACCTGACATTCGACCAAGCAAGAATAGTAGTCGAAAACGCTAACGAAGGCAAAGACCTTTATATGAAAGGGATTTGCATACAAGGCGGAGTACGCAACGCTAATCAGCGAGTGTATCCTGTAAATGAAATTGGCAGGGCTGTCAAAACTCTCAATGATCAGATAACTGGAGGATACAGTGTTCTCGGAGAAGTTGATCATCCAGAAGGACTTAACGTAAACCTAGACCGTGTATCACACATGATTACAGAAATGTGGATGGATGATGCAAACGGTTATGGAAAACTAAAAATATTGCCAACACCTATGGGGCAACTAGTTAAAACAATGCTTGAAAGCGGAGTTAAATTAGGTGTTTCATCACGCGGTAGCGGCAATGTATCAGAGGACGGTGACAACACTGTATCAGATTTTGAAATTATCACCGTGGACGTTGTGGCACAACCCAGCGCCCCCGGTGCATATCCAACACCAATCTACGAGCACCTTATGAATGCCCGTGGCGGATATAAGGCATACGAATTAGCTAAGGCAACCAGACATGACGACAAGGCACAAAAATATCTAAAGGAATCGTTGATAAACATTATCAACAAACTCCAGTGAAATTAGGAGAACGTAATGATTGATGCACTGAAAACACTCTTTGAAAATGATGTTGTTTCAGAAGAGATCAGAGCACAAATTGAAGAAGCTTGGGAAAGCAAAGTAGTAGAAAATCGCCGTGCAGCAACAGCTGAACTACGCGAAGAGTTTGCTCAAAAATACGAGCATGACAAGTCTACTATGGTAGAGGCAATTGATACTCTACTGTCCGAGCGTCTTGCAGAAGAAATTGCAGAATTTGCAGACGACCGCAAGCAATTAGCAGAAGCAAAAGCAAAATATGCTGTTGCTATGCGTGAAAATGCGGATTTAATGAAAAATTTCGTAGTTGAAACACTTCAGCAAGAGATCAAAGAACTACACGCTGACAAAGCACAAATGGCAACTAAGTTTGCCAAGCTTGAAGAGTTTGTAGTTGAGGCTCTATCTTCCGAAATCGCAGAATTTTATGAAGACAAGAAGGACTTAGCTGAGACAAAAGTACGTTTAGTACGCGAAGCTAAGGAACACTTTAGTAAGGTTAAAGCTAGCTTTATTGAAAGAAGTGCTAGTGCAGTATCTGAAATGGTTGCAGAGACTCTTAATAAAGAGATTTCTTCACTCAAAGAAGATATTAACACAGCACGTAGAAACGATTTTGGTCGTAAAATATTCGAAGCGTTTGCAGCAGAGTATGGCACTAGTTATCTAAACGAAAAGTCAGAAACTGCTAAACTTTTACAAGTTGTTGATACAAAAAACAAGCAACTTGCAGAAGCAAAAGCAACAGCTACGAAAGCGATTAAAATTGCAGAAGCAAAAGACGCTGAGAAAAAACGTCTTGAAGAATCTGCAAAAAGAGAAAAAATTATGAACGAATTGGTTTCGCCATTAGGCAAAGACCAACGCGAAATCATGACAGACTTACTGGAATCAGTTCAAACTGAACGTTTACAAAAACAGTTTAACAAGTATCTACCGGCAGTAATTGACGGTAAAGGTCCAGCAAAGCAGAAGGCAGTATTAGCAGAGGCAAAAGAAGTAACAGGCAACCGTGACGAGAAGTCACAAACTAACGTTAGTTCACAAGCAGACGATAAGAATGTAGTTGACATTCGTCGTTTAGCTGGATTATAAAAGGAGAAATCAATGTCAGAACTACTAGAAAGTCGCTGGCAGGACACGAAAACAGCACTTCTTGAAGGCCTTCAAGGCAACAAAAAGTCAGTTATGGCTGCAACTTTGGAAAATACACGCAAGTATTTGTCAGAGTCGGCTACAGCTGGTGCTACTTCTGCCGGTAATGTTGCAACTCTTAACAGAGTTATTTTACCAGTTATTAGACGTGTAATGCCAACAGTAATTGCAAACGAAATTGTTGGTGTACAACCAATGACTGGTCCAGTTGGACAAATCCATACTTTACGTGTTCGTTATTCAGACACAGTAGGTGCTGGTGCGTCCGGTGCTACCGCAGGCGAAGAGGCTCTAAGCCCATTCAAAATTGCGGAAGCATATTCAGGTAATGCTACATCAGGTAAAGCTGATGCAACAGCAGCACTTGAAGGTTCAGCAGGTAACCAACTCAGCATCCAGATCTTAAAGCAGACAGTTGAAGCTAAGACACGTAAGTTGTCAGCTCGCTGGACGTTTGAATCAGCACAGGATGCACAATCAATGCATGGTATCGATGTAGAAGCAGAAATTATGGCTGCTTTAGCACAAGAAATCACTGCTGAGATTGATCAAGAGGTAATTGCATCTCTTAACACACTCGCAGGCGGCGTAGTTGAAACTTATGACCAATCATCAGTTTCAGGTACAGCTACTTTTGTAGGTGATGAGCATGCTGCTCTTGCAGTGCAAATTAACCGTGCATCAAACCTTATTGCACAGCGCACACGTAGAGGTGCAGGTAACTGGGCTGTTGTATCGCCATTCGCGTTAACAATCCTACAATCTGCTACAACTTCAGCGTTTGCACGTACAACTGAAGGTTCATTCGAAGCACCAACTAACACTAAAATGGTTGGTACATTGAATAATGCAATGAAAGTATATGTTAACACATATGCAGCAGACGATGCCAACGTTCTTATTGGTTATAAGGGTTCAAGTGAGTCAGACGCAGCTGCGTTCTACTGCCCATATATTCCATTAATGAGCTCAGGCGTTGTACTAGATCCAGGCACTTTTGAGCCAACAGTATCATTCATGACACGTTATGGATATGTTGAGCTTAATAACACTGCTTCGTCTCTAGGTAATGCAGCAGACTACTTAGCAGCAGTTGCTATTACTGATACATCAGTAAACTTCAGCTAAGTTTTTACTTTATAGTAAAATTAAATAGGGCCTACGGGCCCTATTTTTATGACTATACATTCTTCCTATATTTTGATAAATATTATAGTAGAGCGTGAGGGCGCTTCTTACTATCATATAAGAAAGGGCAAGTATGATAGATCCGGTATCCGCCATTGGTATGGCAGCAGCCGCGTATCGCGGAATCAAGTCAGCAATAGACACAGGAAAAGAACTGCACGATATGGCAGGCACACTATCGCAGTGGTCAACTGCAATGTCAGACTTAGACTTTTCACATAAACAAGCACAAAATCCACCAATGTTTAAGAAGCTGTTTGGCGCAAGTCAGATAGAACAAAACGCTCTAGAAATTTGGGGACATAAACAAAAGGCAAAAGAAATGCGTGAAGAAATGAAAACGCACATCAGCTTTTACTATGGACCAAGTGCTTGGGATGAAATTGTACGCATGGAAGGACAAATGCGTAAAAAACGTGCCGCAGAAGTATATGCAGCTGAAGAACGCAAACAAATGATTATTGAATGGATTGTTGGAGGAACTATAGCATTCGTAGGTGTATCTGTATTAGTTTTTGTTTTTTGGTTAATAGGCATGGGAACAGGGAAATGGTAAAATGTGGTTATTAATATGGTTTGTGTTTGTACCTGAGATTGGTGTAAAGTATCATCATTTAGATACGTTTACAGCTGAAACACTGTGTACAGTAAACTTAAAAAAAGCATCAGTTATGGTTAACGACAAATCTGAAACACTAGAATGTGTATTTGTAGATATTAAACGCTAAAAATATTTAACTTCTTACATTTAGCAATTAGTGTAGTGCGCTTAATGCCTAAGCGTTCACTTGCTTTTGTTTGATTGCCATTGTGTTCTAATAATGCTTCTTTTATCTTATCAATAATAAAATCTTCAACGTCATTGTCTAAACAGTATTCTTCTGGTACAGGCAATGGTTCAGTCCAAGTATCAAAAAATTCAAAAAATGTATCTTGTTCTTCAATTTGTTGTGTGTTCATAAAAGTATTTATACACAGTTAACTGGTGTTAAAATTTTAACACCATTTCGATAAATATTGTTGTACTTCATTATATTAGGAGACGACTTTGAGGGCGATTAGACACTTATTTTTTGTGGGCTTGCTGATACCTACCTTTGTGCTTGCACAGGTTGAAAACGATGCAGACGGTAACTTTGATGACACAAGTTATGTAGAAACTGATAGTACAACTACTAGTACTAGCACCGTAACTAGTACAAACACCAATACGAATAATAACAATACAGTTATGAGCGGTGGAACAACCAACACAAACACTAACAACAATACTAACACAAATACAAATACAAACAACAATACCACAACGTACACTGGTACTAATACCAACACGAATACTAACACAAATACAAATACAAACAACAATACCACAACGTACACTGGTAATAGTACAAATACAAATAACAACACTAATAATAATGTCTTGAGCGGTGGTACTAATAACACCAATACAAATACGAACACTAATAATAATATTTTGAGCGGTGGTACTAATAACACCAATACAAATACAAATACAAACAACAACACTAACAATACAACTGTTAATAGTACAGCAACTAATACTAATAACAATGTTATAAGTGGTGGTACAAATAATACAAATACTAACAACAATACCAACACTAATACAAGTACTGTTGATCAAACTGTAAACAGTACCAACAATAGTACAGTTGACCAAACGGTTAATAGCACTTCAAATAATACTAACACTAATAACAATACCAATACAAATACGAATACAAACACGAATACAAATAACAATACAAACAATACAAAAGTTGATAGTACTAGCAGTAATAATAATGTGAATACTAACAACAATAACAGCACTATTACACAAAAGATAGAAGCTCCTCCCCCAAGTGCTATTGCTCCTACTGTTAATGCAGGTGGCAATGACACTTGTACAACCAGCGTAAGTGGTGCAGTGCAAACACAAATTGTAGGTATTGCCGGCGGTACACATGTAAGAGATATGAATTGCGAAAGATTAAAACTTAGCAAGACATTGTATAACATGGGTATGAAGGTTGCAGCAGTTAGTCTACTCTGTCAAGACGCAAGAGTTTATCAATCAATGGAGATGGCAGGAACACCTTGCCCATTCGATGGCAGCATCGGCACAGAAGCAAGAGACAA